AAGCAATATCTTTTTCTGTTATGATTCTTTTTTCATAGTCTGCAATCTTTACTTGCAACTCTTTTATATTTGCTTTGATTTGTGTTTTATCAAAAAATAACTTGGCATCCTGTGCCCTTTGATCCATATCCCTTAAAAAATCATCAAGCCTTTGTATTGCTAACTTCTTAAACTCAGGTAAATCCTGATAGTATCTTTTGTACCAAGATGTATCTCCACTTAATATTGATAGCTCTATAATCTCTTCAGCAAACTCTCCGAATGTAGGGGTCTTTGGCTCACCAGTGTAAGCATTAGGGCCAAATGTCTCAGGGTCTTTGCCCATATATCTATCCATAGATATCTTGGTACTACGATAATCTAAACCACCTAGTTGACCAGTACCCTCTAAATTAGTTAGTTCTTTATTCCATAGCTTTCGCCAATACTGCTCTACTTGTAATCCAAAAGCACCGTACTCTGTTTGCAACATATCAATAGATTGCACACCTTCACCTTGATAGTTCTTTTTTAAAGGTGTTACTCCATTATAAGCAAGGTTAGCATGAGCCTCCCTTACATAGTCAGGTGCTTCTTTTACATTTTTACCATCTCTATAGTTTAATCTTTGTAGTTTTTCAGCAGGTATAAACCTACTTATCAATGTAAATTTATCCAAAGGTAACTTGGTTAAGCCTTCATTAGAAACACCATCAGATCGTAATTTACGTATTTCATCTATATCATTTGTAGGGCCTAACGGGTCTTTTCTTGTTTTAATTTTAGAAGAAATACCTGTAAATGCATTACCAAGACCCCTTGCACCCCCACCTAATAATCCTGAAAACACTGTATTAGATGCAACATTAGCAGTTACTTCTTGTGCTGTACTAAATGGATCGAATGGTGCTCTTAATAGTTCGCCTGTAATTCCAAAAACACCACCAACTTTAGCAGTTTCATAGCCAACACCTAATGCTGATTTAGCTGACCAAGCTGCACGTATTCCTGTATTAAATACTGGCATCATAAATGCTATATTTAAAGGGTCTACTACACCTGCAACCAAAGCTCCACCAAATCCTGCACGATCATACACAGATCTATTTTGTTCAACAGCCCTAATGTTATTTAATATATAATCATAATGTTCATTGTTCTTTGCTCTGGATAATTCTTCTGCATATATATATGTATTGTCTTGCTCTACTCTTGATTTAAAATCAAAGGTGTCATCTTGATCAACATCCATAAACTGAAATAATTCTGATGTTCTGTTTGTTATAGGAAGCCATTGATACTTAATACCTGACATAAAACTTTGAGAGAATGTAGGATCTACAGTGCCTACATTATTTCTTAATGATAAATGTATAGGTGTAAAATCTGAAAGGCCATCTGACTGAAAGCCTTTATTAAAATCTATTGGTCTAAATAATATTTCTGACATTATCTTTGCATTTTTCTAATTTTAGACTGTGCTACATTATATGCCTTACCACCTAATACCATAGCTTTATCTATAAAGGATGGTCTGTTTCTATCTGTATATCCTAATAACTCTGCTCTATCATATATCCTGTCATTACCCACATAACCAACTTGTTGAAACTGTTGATTCAATATTGTTTCTCCTGTAACATAAATGTTACTCATTCCTTCTTGAGCCTCATTATTGTAGTTATACAAAAGATGTGAACCTGCCATCATAAAATGATAGTCACGATTTCTTGGATTAGTAGTTTTAAGTGCAGCAGTTACTTCTTTCCAATATTTTTTAAACTCACCTTGGCCATATCCCATTTGATATGCATGATCTATTAATGCTTTTTGTCTATCAGAATGAAGTGTTGTAAAGTTAGGAAACTCATTAGTAAACTTTTTATATATATCTAAAACCTTATTTCTAAATATTTGTTGTGACTCTACTTCGGTTATAGACTCGCCTTGTTTTTTTGAATACTCGGCTATATCTTGTAATGTGATTTGACCTGACTTATACTTTTTAAGTAATCCTTTTAATTCAGTTACGTGAGCTTTACCTTTGTCACTAAGTACAGCCATGTCTTCATCTGTAAAATAATTTAAATTAAAACCTGCACCAATAGATATTGTTGCATTTTTTCCAACACCATCTGGATATCCATATGGCTTAAAGCCTTCTATATTTCCTAAATAACTTAAAACATCTACTGAATCATCTACAATCTGTATGGCTACATCTTCCTCAAAGTTTTCATCAATAGCTTTTTTCATTTCTTTAGATATATTTGCTTCTTCTATAACTTGATTATATACATATCTCCACGCAGGATTTTGTGTTCCTTTACTGCCTAATTCTGGAAAGTTCTTTTTAATATTGTCTGATGTAATATTAAATGATTGCTGATCAAAAAAACCTAACAACTTATTTAATCCTTTAGTATATATGTTTTCTTCAGGCACTATCATTATCTGATCGACCTCATCCTCTTCTATAGGTTCACTAATTTTATAACCTTTATTTACTAGTGCCTCATCCAGTTTAGGATTAATACCATAATATTGCTCACCTATACCTCTTATTTCCATAATGTTAGGTGAAGCATTTACTGAATTAATCAGTTGATTAATATTACTATCTGTAAGTTGTGTTGATCTAAAGTTTTTTGCTAATATAGCTTTGTTCTGTTCTTCTAAATGAATTGCTAAAGATCGGTCAACGTCTTGTGTATTTACTTGTATTGGTGTTCCATCAAAACCTAATACTGGAATTTTGTCTTCATCTACTAATGTCCATGTCATACTGCCACCACCAGTATTCCTGTAGTCAGGCATAAACTTAACATTGCCACCATCACCTGCTCTCATATCTTCAACTTCTATCTGTGTCGCAGTTTCCATCATTTCAGGTGTAAATGTTCTTCTAGTTTGTAAACGATTATTTACATAATCAATAAAAAACTTTCTCGATCCTTCATTCTTATAATGATTTTTGTAAGAAACATTTGTTCTGCCTCCTAAAACATTACCAAATAATTGAAATGTATCTTCATCTTCTTCATGCAAATTAACGAAAGTATCATTTAAAACTTCTACTATATTATCTTTAGAGAACTCTACAGACTTACCTTGCGTATCTTTTAACTTACCTGCAAACAATAAAGCCTTTGTAAAAGAAAAATACTCTTGGTGAAACTGTTTATCTATATCGCTTTCTGTAAGTAAAGCATTTATAACATCAGCAGGTTTTGTGGCATTTAAATCAAACTTTTCATTATATGACATAATTAATTTATTTGCGTCATCTGTATTTTCTGGTGACATCATTGCTATTTCATAAGCAGGTAATATATAATCAGCACCACCTATATCTGTAATCTTTTTAATAATAGAAAACTTTTTTTCAATATCATTGTATTGACTTGGATATCTACTAGACACAAACCCATTTACATCTTGTCGTTTAGATATATTGTTCCAAGTGTTTAATAATTTTGCAGCTACTGTTTGACGGGATGCAACAGGCATACCCTCAAACATAGCCATAATATTTGTGTTTTTAAAGGCCTCAAACAAAGATTGTGGCAGTATTGTAGATGTTCTCAGATCGGCAAGCACAGCTTCATATTTATCTTTTGGCATAGTTAAAAATGATCTTAAATCTAAAGCACCATGCTTTTGTTCTAAACCTAACTGAAACTCTTTTCTACTTGGTTTACTGTTTGTGTGAAAACCTCCTGAACTTATTTTAACAGAACTGGTTAATGCTGTCATAGAGTCTGATAGTTTTTGATTATTTGATGCAGCATCACCTGCAAAGTTACTGAGTAAACCTGATATAGTTGCTCTATCTGAATATGTATAATTAAATTTATCTTTAAGTTGTTGAGCCTCTATTAAATCTAATTGTGTAATAGGATTGTTAGATAAAAGTAAATAGGCCTTTTGATCACCTGTAATAGTGTTACCTTGAAATGCCATCTCAAGTATTTTAATAGCTTTATCATCTGTAGGATTCTTATCTATAATAGATTGCAACACACCAAGAGATGAATTAATTCTCATCTTTCTTTTTAGTTCTTTTATAGCAGGTGCTGCTAAACCATTAGGCTTACCTTTTAAAGATTCAATACGTTGCACTATTTCATTTTCTGTTTCTTTAATATCCTCTGCAAAATTATCAGCAGCACCTTCTTCATCCAAAGATGTAATACTACTTTTATTATAATATAATCCTTCTAACTCTTGGATTTGTTCATCAATGATTATCTTTTGATTTTCATTAGCTATTTTATTTTCTTGATCTATCTTATCATTAAGTATTTTGTTAGAATGTAATACAGCTTGATTTTGTACTTTAGATAGAAATGAAGGTATAAACTCTTCAAAACCATTTTCTTTAAATGAATCTGTGTGTCCTTTAATATAAGAGTTTGCAGCTAAATCAAAACCTTCCTTATCAAACTTTCCATCTCTTGTATATTCAGCATGAAGTTCACCAAACTTTTGTTTTGACTTAATTAATATGTCATTACCATATCTTTCTCGAAGTATAGCATTAGCCTTGCCACCACCTACTCTTGAAAAGTTGGGCTTTTCAAATCTCAGTTTACCCTGCTCATCTCTTATTGCTAATGTGTTTGCTTTTTCAATGTCACCTTTAACAGCATCTTGCCTTGCTTCTTCCCAAAATATCTTTTGCATAGAGTTACCAAACTCAGCAACAGCAAGCCCTAACTGTCTCGCACCTGTGTCTGCAGCCACAACTCCAACAGGTTTGTTTACAAAAGATGTTCTTTTAGATTTTAAAAATTCTACCATATTATGCCTATACTAATGATGCCTGATATGCTCCTGATACCAATGAACCAAATGCTTTTAATCTATAACCTCTACTCAGATTACTTGCCTTTACTCTTGCCATCTGTGCTTGTTGTGCATATTTAGATGCTTCTGCTAATGATTGATAGTTAGCTCTTGTAATTGTTTCTATATTATCTTTATCTGCTTTTTGTCTAAGTGCATTAAGACTTCTGTCTGAGCCTATATCCCTTCCCATTACACCTGATATAGCTGCATTGGTGCTTTTAAAAGATTCAAGGTTTTGCATAATTGAATTATGTTCTTGCAATGCCTGTAACTTTCTTATTTTACCTTGTGTTTCTACGTTACGTGCAGTTAAAGCACCTTCCATTTTTGCTGCTTTTGCTGCTTGATTATAACCTATTGCAGATACTGCTGCTGATGCTAATGCCCATTCTATCAAAATGCCACCTCTACTATCATACCATTAATTTGAAGATCCAAAGGAAACGACTGAGATACTGTTACTCTTGGATCACGACTGTAACCTAACATCCTAAACTCTTCCTTACCTGTAACTGCTACCCTA